CCATGCCTGACTCAGCTAGGAACAGAGTGCAAGAAGTTATATCTGAACTTGATGATGTACCTACTGACAATGATGAACTCCACTTAGACTTGGTCAACAATCTGTGGCTCAGAGATAGAGCAAGGCAGATAGGTGAGAAAGCACTTGAGATATTTACAGGTGAGAACGAAGAGTTTGGTGAACTGAGACGACTGATTGATGCAGTTGAAGATGGTCGCATAAGTGACAAGACTACCTACACTATGGTAGAAGATGACTTGGCTCAGTTGTTAGAAGATGTTGATGGAGAATCTGACTTCCCTTTCGACTTCAACCTTATCCAAGAAAACCTTAAGGGTATGGATAGGGGAAACTTAGGTATTATATTTGCTAGACCTGAAGTTGGTAAGACCACCTTTTGTTCTTTCTTGTTGTCTTCTTACATCAGGAGAAAGTTTAAGGTAGTCTATTGGGCAAACGAAGAACCTGCTAGGAAGATTAAACTCAGGGTTATACAATCTTATTTTGAGGTGACAAAAAAAGAGATGATACAAAACAAGCCACAGTTAGTAGAACGGTATCGTAATGAGATTGCTCCTTACCTTAAGATTGCAGACTCTGTTGGTACATCTATTGAAGAGGTTGACGAGTACGCAAAGTTGAATAGACCTGACATTATGTTCTGTGATCAGCTAGACAAGTTTAGAATTAGTGGTCAGTATAATCGTGGCGACGAAAGACTAAAGGAAACCTACGTGGCTGCAAGAGAAATTGCCAAGCGAAATCAACTACTTATGTGGGCAGTTAGTCAGGCAAGTTACGATGCACATGATCGTCAGTTTATTGACTACTCTATGCTTGACAACTCTAGAACGGGTAAGGCAGGTGAAGCTGATGTAATCATAGGTATTGGCAAGACGGGGTCTAGTGAAGTTAACAATATCGTGAGACACATTTGTATATCCAAAAATAAAAACAACGGGTGGCATGGTATGATCAATGCTCAGATAGATGTGGATAGGGGTATTTACTATTGACATATAAACATGGTGACATTGGTGTAGATGGTCGTATGTTTTGGTCATACAATGTAAAGTCTAAGGGTGGAGAAGATTGGAGATCATCCGATCAGTTTCATAAAACGAAACAAGAGAGAAGAGACAGAACAACAAGGATTAGAAATATAAGAAAGAAGTGGTTAAACTACATTAAGATGAAGTGTGGTTGTCAAATATGTGGGTACAAAGAACACCCGTTAGGATTACAGTTTGATCATCTCAAAGACAAACACAAGAGTATATCTAGCATGAGAAGCTATAGTTTAAAAGTTTTGATGCTAGAGGTAAGGAAGTGTAGAGTTCTTTGTGCAAACTGTCACATGATAGAAACTTTTAAGGATAGATAGTAATGAATATATTAACGTTAGATGTGGAGACGACTCATAAAACAAAGGAATCAGGTGGCACTACTGCTTTGCCTTATTTTAACAATAGGCTTGTATCTATCGGATATAAGTGGTTAGGAGAAGATGAGGTAGGCTACGACTTTATACACCACTCAGATGAGAGAGGGTTTGTAGATACAGATTGGTTTGATAAGATGCAGGGTACTTTGAATAGTGCTGATGTCATAGTAGGACAGAACTTTAAGTTTGATCTTACGTGGCTAAGAGCATGTGGCTTTACCTACGATGGTAGCATCTATGATACTATGGTGGCTGAGTACATCTTAGCTAAGGCACGTAGGTGGTCACTTAGTCTTGACTCTCTTGCAAAACGATATGGTGTTACACAAAAAGAAAAAGATTTGGTTGCACCTTATCTAAAAGATGGTAAAACATTTTATGATATACCCTATGACATAGTAAAAGAATATGGTATAGCAGACGTAATTGCTACAGAAGAAGTGGCAGTAAAACAACTTGAAGCCTTTGGCACAACATTTGGAGAACTATTTAATGACATTAGTACCGACACTCAAGCTTTCGCTTGAAATGACAAACGTTCTTACTCGTATTGAGATGAACGGACTTAAGATAAACTTGGATACCCTCGATGAAATTGAAAAGGAATATAATAAGGAACTATCCTATTTGGAAACAAAACTGCAATCGATGGCTAGACAAGCTATGGGTGATACTCCTGTTAATCTATCTAGTCCAGATGATAGGAGTGTTCTTTTATATTCACGTAAAGTAAAAGACAAACCTCTCTGGTCGATGACATTCAATCTGGGTCAGGAGATGAGGGGCAACACAATCAAACCTAAGCTACGTACACGTATGAAGAAGAATGATTTCATTCGTAACGTGAGGAACATGACTGACATTGTCTACAAAACTGTAGGTCAACAATGTGCAGGTTGTCTAGGTCATGGCAAGGTCAGACCCGTCAATAAGAATGGAGAGCCAAGTAAAATACTCAGGATATGCAAGCCGTGTAAAGGTAAAGGCACTAGGTACACAGACACTAATGAGGTAGCAGGCTTTAAGATTGTACCTCGTAATCCAAAAGATACTGCATCTGCAGGGTTTAAGACTGACAAAGTAACTCTTGAGGACAGATCAACAGAACTAAGTGGCGATGCCCGTGAGTTTTGTGTAGCCTACTCTAGATACAATGCTATTCGTACCTACCTATCTACCTTTGTTGAAGGCATGAAGAACAATGTTGATGACGATAACTTCATTCATCCTGAGTTCATGCAGTGTGTTACGGCTACGGGTAGACTATCTAGTCGTAATCCTAACTTCCAAAACATGCCACGTGGTTCTACCTTTGCCATACGTAAGATAGTCGAAAGTAGATTTGATGGTGGCTACATACTTGAGGGTGACTACTCTCAGTTGGAGTTCAGGGTGGCAGGTTTCTTAGCCAAAGACCCACAAGCATATGATGATGTTCTCAAGGGAACTGACGTTCACAACTACACTGCATCTATAATAGGGTGTTCAAGGCAGGATGCAAAGGCACACACGTTCAAACCTCTCTATGGTGGGGTAAGTGGTACTCCAGCACAACAAGCCTACTACACGGCTTTTAAAGAGAAGTATGAGCAGGTGACCGAATGGCACAAGGAATTAGAAAAGGAAGCAGTCAAGACTAAAGAGATCAAGTTACCATCGGGTCGTGTCTATTGTTTCCCTGATGCTAAGTGGACTGATTGGGGGGCAGCCACGAACAGAACTGCTATCTGTAACTACCCCGTACAAGGATTTGCAACTGCTGACTTGCTACCTATTGCCTTAGTTGAGCTAGACAAGGTGATGAGAAAATTAAGAATGGAGTCAGTCATATGCAACACAGTACATGATTCAATAGTACTTGACGTACATCCTGATGAAAAAGATCAGTGTATCAAGGTATTATCTGAAGCCATGTTATCTATTTCTGATGGCTCGAAAGCTAGGTACGGCTTAGAATACGACATGCCAATAGGAATAGAATTAAAAATAGGAAATAATTGGCTTGACTTGCATGAAATACAGTAGTAAGGTTAATTACATTTTAAATAAACTTAAAGGAAATAAAAATGGAATCAAATGAAATGACAATTGGAAACGAAATGGATCAGTTAGTATCAGCTTTTAACGATGATGATACTGCTACGTTTATGGAACTAACAGGACAAGCTAAGGCGACATCCAACGTTGGACTACCAAGATTGAACATTAACTACGACACGGAGACAGACGATGGTACTGCCTTAACACGTGGTTCGTGGAAGATGTTTGTAGATGGTGAGTTCATCTACGCTAAAGATGTGTTGATCAGACCTATCCTACGTACATTCGAGTGGAGTGTATATGATATGGAGCAGGGAACTTTCTCTTGCAAGTCAGTACAGAAGCCTACATTGGCAGGAGAATTTCCTGACTCATCAGCAGGCAATAAGTGTGGTAGATTATCAATGAAAGAAGAAGAGGTTCTTAAGGATGATGACCCACTCAAAGTAAAGTCACGTTCTGCAGTGTGTAACCAAGTTATATATGGTCAGATAAGTGGTGACTTCACTAAGGCAGATGGCACAAAGGTAGATATAAAGGACAAGCCTTTCGTATCTTACTTCAAGCGATCAGGCTTTAGACCTATCAGAGATTTCATAGATGGCTTAACTAGACAGAAGAAGATCATGCAAAAGGTTGTTATTAAGTTAGCGACTAGCAGGGTCAAGTCAGGTTCAGTTGTTTACTATGTACCTGTTCCGACTCTCCATTCGGAAGTACAAGTCTCGGATACAGATAAGACATTGATGAAAGATTTCTCAGAGACTGTAAAGGCTCACAATGAGAACATTTTAATTCAGAACAGAGAAGCTTTGAAACTCATTTCTCCTAGTGAGGAACAAGACTTGTCGGCTGATTTCAATGTTAAATCTGCTTAAAATCCAAGACTACATGCAAAAAGCAACTAGGGGGGAAGTCACGATCTCCCCTAGTGCTATTATGGACTTTGCAAAAGAATGTAAAGAGTCTGTAGAAAGACAGTTAAATAAAGAACGTAAGTTCAGTATCCGTATGTCAGGACTAGGTAGACCATTGTGTCAACAGTTACTAGATAGGCAGGGTATCAAAGAAGACATGGACTACAATGCTTTGTTTCGATTTATGTTTGGTGACTTAGTTGAATCAGTCATCGTACTTATCATGGAACAAGCAGACGTAGAGATAGTAGATAAACAAAAAGCAGTTAAGCTAGACATCGGTGGACATACAGTAACAGGTACACTTGATCTTATCTTGAGAGATGAGATGGGGATAGAGAAAGTTTGGGATGTCAAGTCTGCAAGTGAGTGGGCATTTAAGTTTAAGTACACGGGATTTGGTGGCTACGATAAGATAAAGGAAGATGATCCTTTTGGCTATATAATGCAAGGGCATCTGTATGGTGAAGCTACGGGTCTGCCGTTTGGTGGGTGGATCGTTGTAAACAAATCTAGTGGTGAGATTGCTATGGTGGAAGCACCTGATTGGCAAGAAGAAGACAGAAAAGAATATTTAAAAGATGCAGAGGTAAGAGTAAAAAGATTACTTGATCCTAACCCTGACTTTGTAAAACCATTTAAGTCTGAGTTTGAGACGTACAAAGTAAAAGGTGAAATCATAAGGACAGGTAACAAGACCCTACCTAAGATATGTGGCATGTGTGGATACAGATCACACTGTTGGTCAAAGGCACAGTTACACGATAAGGTAATATCTAAAGCTAAGACACGACCTAAAGTGTGGTATGATGTTTTAAAAAAGAAAGAGATTTAATGTCGGCTATCTACCTACACAACTACCAAACTAAGTTGCTTGAGTTGAACGAGAACTTGTATCATGTGTACATTGAGTCTCACAAAGGTATAGGTGGGGGTAGAGATATAACATTCCTTAGACAACACGACAGAGGTATACCTTTGACACTCAGAGATAACTTCTCTGAACACGGAACGTTAACTCCTGAGACAGAAGCTAGAGACATTGTCAAGGTAGAGAACGAGTTTCAAACAATTAACTATAGCCTTAACTATGGAAAAATTTTATGTGTGCCGATATATCCCCTGCTAGACGAACTTATTACAATAGAAAAACAATCCCCGAAGATGGCAGGATATATAAACAAACGCCTAGAATCATTGAGTTGGAAAATCCAAACGGGGAGAACATAGTGGCTAAACAAAATGCAGGATATCGATCTAAGTTTGAGTTAGCATTGGCTAAGAAACTTATTGATAACAAAATAAAATTTGAGTACGAGAAACACAAGATAACATTCGTACCTAAGATACGTACCTACACTCCTGACTTTTACATTCCTGCTACGGGTATATACATTGAAGCTAAGGGTGAGTTTGATAAAGCAGACAGAGTTAAGATGGCTTTGATTAAAGAACAACACAAGAAGTTAGATATACGTATGGTGTTTATGAACGCTAGAAATAAAATCTACAAAGGAAGTAAGACTACCTATGCTGATTGGTGTCTCAAGCACAACTACAGATGGGCAGAAGGATCAATACCTATGGAGTGGCTAAAGAAATGAAAAAGAAAGATATGAATACAATGATGTCATTGGAAAAAGATAAGTACTATGTCATTATATCTGAACTGCCAGACGATCAGTTTCATCTGGTTGCCTACGATACAACAGGTAAAAAGTACAAGACCTTTGAAGATCACACGGTTGCATCAATCATGCACGAGGGTGTCATGGCTTTGCTACGTAGACGGGGCGATGAAGTGTTTCGTTGTGGGGAAGCTGAGATAGAGTTTAACTTCTCAGCCAAAGAACTTCAGATAGAGTACCAAGATGAAACAGGAGAAAAGCTTGACTTACCTGAAAACGTAGTTAAAATAGATTTTGGTAAAGAACAGTAGTGAGACATATAGAGTATATGATGAAGAGATTAGAAGAAGAAGACATGGTTAATAGTCCTGCCCACTACAACAAAGCAGGCATCGAGACTATTGACATGATAGAGTCTGTCACAGGTGATGGATTTGAAGCGTATCTTCAGGGCAACATTCTTAAATATCTGTGTAGATATAAGTACAAGAATGGTGTAGAAGATTTAGAGAAAGCAAAATGGTATTTAAACAGATTAATTAAGACAATAGGAGAAGACTAAGATGGCATCGAATATGTTACCAACCTCATATCAAGAGTTTATACATAAGTCTAGGTACGCTAGATGGATGGAAGAAGAGGGAAGAAGAGAGAATTGGGGTGAGACAGTCAGCAGATATGTAAACTTTATGGCTGATACGTTGATGGAGAAACACAACTACAAGATAGATAAAGTTGATAAAGAAATGATGGAAGACTACATTACTAGTCTGAGTGTAATGCCATCTATGAGAGCAATGATGACTGCAGGTGAAGCACTCAAGAGAGATAATACTTGTGGCTACAACTGTAGCTACCTGCCCGTAGACAGTCCAAGATCATTCGATGAAGCTATGTACATACTTATGTGTGGCACAGGTGTAGGTTTCTCTGTAGAAAGAGAGAACGTAGACAAGCTACCTATCATTAGTGAGAACATGCAGGAGTCTGAAGTTGTTATTAAGGTGGAAGACAGTAAGGCAGGATGGGCAAAAGCTTATCGTGAGTTAGTTGCGTTGCTTTATTCAGGAATGATACCGTCATGGGATGTCTCCAAAGTAAGACCATCAGGTGCAAGATTAAAAGTTATGGGTGGTCGAGCATCAGGTGCTGATCCCCTTGTTAACTTATTTAAGTTTACTGTAGAGAAATTCAAGAGTGCAACAGGTAGAAAGTTATTTCCTGTTGAGTGTCACGATATCATGTGTAAGGTTGGTGAGGTTGTTGTAGTAGGTGGCGTTAGACGATCTGCTTTGATCAGCCTATCTAATCTAAACGATGATCAAATGGCACACGCTAAGACAGGTCAATGGTGGGAAAGTCAAGGTCAAAGAGCATTGGCTAACAACTCTGTAGCCTACAAGGGCAAGCCTAGTATGGAAACGTACATGAGAGAATGGTTAGCTTTGTATGAATCTAAGTCAGGTGAAAGAGGTATGTTTAACAGACAGGCTGCCGATGAGCAGGTAGCTAAGAGTGGCAGAAGACAGACAGGCTACATGTGGGGAACTAATCCTTGTTCAGAGATCATACTTAGACCCTATCAGTTCTGTAATTTATCTGAAGTTGTCGTAAGAGAGAACGATGATCTTTCAGCCTTGAGATCAAAGGTACGGATTGCTACCATGCTAGGTACATTCCAATCAACTCTTACAGATTTAAAGTATCTACGTAAGATATGGAAAACAAACACAGAAGAAGAAAGATTGTTAGGTGTGTCATTGACAGGTATCATGGATCATCCTGTGTTAGCTAGAATGACTGACTCTAAGATATGGTTACAAGAGATGAAGCAGGTAGCTATCGATACAAACAGAGAGTATGCAGAGAAGATAGGAATACCTAGAAGTACTGCAATTACTTGTGTAAAGCCAAGTGGCACTGTGTCTCAGCTAACTGATTCTGCATCAGGTATCCATGCTAGACACAATCCGTTTTACATCAGAACTGTACGTGGCGATAACAAAGACCCACTCACACAGTTTATGAAAGAAGAGGGTATACCGTTTGAACCTGATATCACAAAACCTGATAGTGTTACGGTCTTTTCTTTTCCTATGAAATCTCCTAGTGGTGCTATCACTAGAACTGAGATGAGTGCTATAGAACAACTAGAACTATGGAAACTCTATGCACTTAATTGGTGCGAACACAAACCATCTGTAACTATTTCTGTAAAGGAAGAGGAGTGGATGGAAGTAGGTTCGTGGTTGTATGATAACTTTGATATAGCTTCGGGTGTATCATTCTTACCATTCTCTGACCACACGTACCAACAAGCTCCTTATCAGGATATAGAAGCTGATGACTATCTAGAATGGAATGGTCGTGTACCATCTGCTTTAGATTGGACTAAATTCTCTAACTATGAAAAGGAAGATAATACGAGTGGTTCTCGTGAGTTGGCTTGTACTGCAGATGCCTGCGAAGTCGTAGACTTGAGTTCAAGCTAATGATAGAGATACCGATCAGCGAAGATTACATGCGTCATGCGAGGGAAAAAGCTTCTGCTGTAGGCATACTGCAGGGAAGTATTACAGGTGGCACTAGTAACGTAGTAGGTGCGATAGGCGAGGTAATCGTGGCTGATATCATTGGAGCAACTGAAGCAAATACATATAACTATGATTTAGTAAAAGATGGGAATCGAATCGACGTTAAGACTAAACGTTGTAATACTAAGCCACAGCCTAATTATGATTGCTCAGTTGCATCACATGGTACTAAGCAAGACTGTGACAGTTATGTGTTCGTGAGGATACTGACTGATCTCAGTAAGGCTTGGATACTAGGTAGCATTAGTAAACAAGAATACTATGCTGAAGCTACCCGATACAAGAAAGGTCAAGTTGACCCGAGCAACGGTTTTACATTCAGAACCGATTGTTATAATTTACCGATAAGCAAGTTAGAGCCGATCAATGAAATCAAAAGTGAAAGCGAAACTATTCTCACTAGAAGCGTTTCTTAATAAAGATGGGAATGTGGAAATACTCTACGATGCAGTAGAACCTGAAGAGTTTGAGAAGACTATGAATATGGGTCTTCCTATGTACGAAGGTACAAACAAGGTGGGAGACTTTATAAGATACCTGAGATCAATAGCACAAGAGGTTATGGATAAATCAGGTAGGTTCTTGTAGTGGAGTGGTGGGAAGCGTGGCTAGTCGTAGCTATAACTATCAACACCACTATCAATACAATTGTTTTCTTTAAGGGTCGTAAGATATCGAGACAGAGGGATAAGCCTAGCTCATCATCTTAAAGTCTTTACCTGATATTTTACCGTCTTTGTTTTTATCTAACATAGCCTGCTTACCATGTAGCTTTCCCCCATGAGCCATACCCATGCTAAATCTTTTCTTTTCAGTCATGCTACCCATTGGGTTCATCATGCCTGCTTGACCTGCAGATGACTTTCTATTGTCCTCAGCAAGTCCACCCATTTGCATTTTCTTTTTCTTAGCCATGCCACCGTACATCATTGGCTTTCTTGGGGTAGCACCACCACCGTACATCATGCCCTTACGTTGACCGTTGTTATACATCTTCATTAGTTTGTCTCCTTAAGTTAAATCGTTAGCGTATTCATACTCTTTGTATTTTATTTTCCAACCTTCAGGTAAGTCAATTTCTCTCTCGGGAGCAACTAGGTTAAGCATCTTGTCTTGATTGGACAGAGCTAAAGTCATTGCGTTAAAAAACTGTACTTCCTTTTGTCTAGACAGAGGTTGACCTGTCTTTACTATCTCTAAGAATAATTGACCTGCTTCTGGGTTTTCAATCAGAGCCTTAAACATGTTGTGACCTTTCATACGAAACTGTTGTAGTATAGCTTCTGTTCCCACATATCTTGCAGATATAACTCCTCTGTTTATAGAATAGAATCTACTAATGTAACTTTCCACAGAAAAGTGTCTTGGAACTCCTGTTATGTTAGATGCTTTTTCTGCTATGTCTGTTTGTTCAGATACAAAATTTATCATGGAATCAAAAGTCTTTAATCTTTTTTCTCCTATAAGGTTTTGTACCATAGCTCTTTTAGTTTTATCGTTGAATCCAGTAATAGATTTTAAAGCTTCCATGTCCATTGTCACTTCGGGTATCAAGTTGCCTTTGTAGTCTAATGTGTTTTTACCAGTAGTTTTAAATACGTTTTTATTCAAATCTTCTAGGTATACATCTCTAACCAAATCATCTATTCTGTCTCTAGATACTTTACCACCAAAGAATGTAAACAATCCATCTTTTGCTCTGTTTAACTGAGGTCCATTCTCAAACATCTTCTGAGCTAAACTTACTGTGGATGTACTCTCTGATGTTAAAGTTTGCAGAACCCTAGCAACTTGTTTTCTTTGGTCTAGATATTCTGTAGCAGGCTTTACATTTTCTTTAGCCAACTTAGTCATGCGTGTGTCAAGGTTATCTTGTCCTTTTTTCCATAGCTTGTCTCCAACTGATGCTGGATTATAGGAAAACAAATCTTTTTCTATCTTGTTAACATCTATGAGACTTCTAAGTCTTCCGTCTTCTCTACCTACAGTAAATGCTTTTTCTATGTTTCTCATTTTAGTTATGTACTCTTTACTGTTTAACTGTCCTTTGTTTGCAACATCAAGTATATAGTCTGATAATTTTAATTCCATAAGAGCTTTTAGAGTTTTACCGTTTTGAGTTCCGAGATCAATTGTGTAGTTTTTACCTATCCTTGTTCCTACCAACTCATAAAAACTATCTTGAAACTCAGGCAACTCAGAAGTTTTCATGTTTGCAATTTTATCAAAGTCAAACCAACTGTTAGGATTGTTGTCTAAAGTTATACCTGTAGGTCTAGTGCTACTTGGTGATACTTTGTTTCTTCCTTTAAATGATTTGTTCCAATTTAGTTTGTTATCGAAGAATCTGTTCATGTAGGTTTGGTGCATACCATTTGCGTTACTTAGCAAATCTCTAACAGCAACTCTTTCTTTGCCTATCTCTACAAACATATCTCCAATTAGTTGTTCGTTTGGCTGTCCAAAGTTTACTTTGAATTGTGTAAACATTGTGTCAGCTTCATCTTTTAACTGGCTATACTGGTAAGCTATGCCACCTGCTTCTGTGTTAGTTCCTGACTCTTGTAATCTTTTATACTTTGAATTAAGATTAGAAAAAGCCGATTTCATTTCTTTTAGTTGTTCAAAGGATATAGGTATTGAGTCTATTGTTTTACCTCTACTCTTTGCCATTTGGTTTAGAACATCTACAACTTGTAGATTCATAGGCAGGTAAGATTTTATCATAGATGGATCAGCGTTTTCAAGAATACTACCAATGAACTCACTTATGTTTTCATATTGACCACCTTGATTGACAGTGTCAAAATGTTTTTGTACAGATATTCCCGCTGCATCGTTTAATCCCTTAAACAAATTGGCTCTCTTAGATGAACCTATGTTTGCACCTGCAATGTTTTTAAATACATCTGTCTCGTTTGTTTTACCTGTGATGTCTAAAAACTTCTCTAAGATACCTATGCCTTCTACCTTAGCATTAGTACCTATAAGTTCTCCTGTTTCAGTTACAAATCTAGAGCTATCTAGCTTTTTATACTCTGCACTAACTTCTGCATTTGCTTTATTTCGTACGTTTTCTGAAAAAGTAAGAAACAAATCACCAAAGTTATCGTGTTCTACTACAGGATTATCATCTTTCTTTAAGCTTTTGTTTAATTTTGTCTTAGCTTCCTTTAACAACTTGGGTCTGTTTAATGACTTTGCTTTATCTGCAAGTGCCCTATCCACAGCATCACTTATAGTTTGATTTTCTGCAGATATATTTACTTCATTCTCCCAGTTAACTTTGTTTATATTTAAACCATAAGTAGTGTTAAGCTTGGTGCTTATGTCGTCTGCACTGCTAACACCATCGTCTAGTATACCTGTAGTTCCATAGATAGCATCAGTTATCTCATTCTTTTGAGCTTCTTTCAATTGCTCTATAGTTTCAGATATCTTTTCATTACGCTTTACACCAAAGTTGTAAACTTTATCTATTGTGTTTTGAAATTTTATTAGGGCAGGCGTGTCATTGTCTCTACGTATATTTGATATGTCCAAAGAAGCACTAGATAATTCATTTAACAAGCTACTTTTTAGGGTTTGTACTTTTTGCAAATCTTCTATTGTTTGACCAAAAGATGCTAAACTTTTTTCAGATATGTTTAAGCGTGATCCCTCTTCAATAGTCTGTAAAATAGATATTCCTGAAAGTTTTGCAAAGCTCATTTTAACTAACTCTATAGGTACACCTGCTGTAATAAGTTCTTGTTGTAACTCATCCATATACTTTATACGTGTCTCTAAGGATTTTTTAAATTCAGGAGAAAAAGTATTTACTCGTTTAGCAAGTTCTTTTGCTATATCTAGGTCTTGAGCCTTTTTACCTGCGTTAGTAAAACTATATGCTTTATCTAAAAGGTTGGACATAATTCTGTTGTTAGACCCTGTTTGGTATATTATACCTGAAAACAAACCGACTGCTTCAAAGAGACGAGAATCTCCTTCTGCTTCTTGTGCTAGTTGTCCAAAGCCTGCTGACCCAATGATCATGTACTTATTGCCCTGTGAAGCATCTCGTAAGAATTGTGGCAAGTTAGATTCTAGGACTACGGTACGTAAATTTTCAGTAGATTGATTTAGAGAAGCATTAAGAGATGCAAGTTGTTTTTCATCATCTAAAGTTCTTTTACCTTTAATACGTAATGCTTCTTCAAAGTTGTCTCTTTGTTTAAGTATATTCTTTCTTGTAGCAAGTGCAGCTGTTACTTCAGGTCTTTTAAACACAGTTTTAGCTGCATCATCTATTTGTAATCCTCTTACTAATCTACCACCGTTTAATATCGAATCAATACGCTGATAGGCTTTCCCTATACCAAACGGAGCATCTCCTAAGTTAGCAGTAAATTTACCAAAGCCTATTTGTTTGTTTCGTAAAGTTTGAAAATCTCTCAACCCGTTTTCTGGCGTTAGGTTCTCTCCTCCGGGTTTAAGTCTTTCTGTTGCTAGGTACTTTTTGTATTTTCTAAATTCTCTTTTGCCCAATTGGGTTACTATCTTTGTTGCCACCTTACTAGGTATCAGTATCTCAGCACCGACTGCGGCTAGTCTCTGAGGAGTAGAAGTAAACATGGTAGCTATAAGTTCGGCTGTTCCTATGTCTATCTCAATACCCCTTGCAGCATATCCATCTTGAAGTATGTTTGCTTGCTTGTCCATAAACACATCGTAGAAATCATTTCGCTTCTTTGAATCAGTTATACCTGCTGTTGAATCTGTTAGAATTTCAAATCCTTCTCCTATTAGATACCCCCCTGTTTCAAGTCCAAACCTAACACCACCTCTGGCATAACCAAGTATGTTTTCCATATTCTTAAACTTGTTATCCATACGTTCAGTTATTATACCAAGTCTTTGTCTAGAATTAAGACCTGCTTTAATTAATATCTTATTGTATTGTTTAGCAAGATGAAGATTAAAACCTGTCTCATCAAAGTTTGTACCAAATGTTTTATCGAGAGTTACTCCTATCTTTTGTCCACCAATAAACGGCATCCACTCAGGAAATCTACCTTGACCTTTTTCATCTTCTGCTTTAAAGGGCGTGGTTTTTAACAGAGGGTTAATTATCTGCCCTATTGACGGAGGTGAATAGTCTTTAGGCTCTTTTATAATATTTGCAATTTGAGTTTCGTAGGGAATATCTTCGTATGCTATAGCTCCACTTTTCTTTTTGTAAGCATACTGTAAAGCACCCATGTAATTCATGGTTTTAATTTTATCATCGTAGGTAGAACCTTCTTGAAATTTAGAATAGCCATCACCTTGAGTATTCTTTGTTCTGAATCCCACCATATTGTTAACTATATCAATCATTACGGGATTTGTTTTTTGAAATATACTTTCAGTCTTAACATATGGCTGTAGTTTAGCTTTGTCCACAAACACTTCTCTCTTAGATACAGTTTCTGATCCCGGAACAATATCTTCTACGAATGTTTTTTTAACATCAGTAACAGCTTCAGGTCTAACTATACCTACTTTCTCAGCTACTTTCCTAGCTGCACCTGCTGTATCATCAAAAATATCATACCCTCTTTTTGGCTGTACGATATTATCTGTATCTTCTGTTATTTCTTCAGCCATAAACTATCCTTATTTATTGTTTTTGATTGCTTCCATAAGCTTTTTAGTTTGCTCTGTCTCTTCTTTGTCTACTTTAGCCTTAGTATTGTTGTCACCATCGCTTTTAGTATTCAGTAACTTGTTCATTATAAAAGATCGTCTTGCCTTTACTCCCCTTAGATTACCTAAGTTACCTACACCTAAGTATGGTGCTTTGTTACCTTCAAACAATAGTTCTCTTGCTTTTATTGCAGAGTATTGAACCTTTGTATCCTTGTTTAACAAGGCATTGTTGTACTCGTAGATAGAAGTCATCATCTTTCTAGCTTCTTGTAAGGTAGCTTTCTCTAAGCTTGCTTCAGTGAAGAACCCAAAGTTCAACGCACTTAGTATGTTTTGAACGTCTTGGTCAGATATGGTTCTACCACCTGTGCCACCTTGAATTGCTGCAGCTAGCTGGTATGCCAACATATATTTGTGATACTGTCTTATAGCTAACTTTCTTATAACGTCTTTGCCTAACGCACCTTTTGAATAAGCATCACGCATGGCTTTAGGCATACTCTTTACAAATCCAGAAGCTTCACCTATGCCTGCTCTTTGCATAAAGTCTGTGCCTTTTCCTAAGTTGCCTTTCATAATTTCTTTTATTTCAGCAAGGGCAGCTTTATTCTTTGCTTTAGCTTGTTGTTCTGCAGGATCATTTGAATTTATGGAATCGTAAACATCGTCTTGATCAATAAGTTGACTGTTAACGTCTTCAACACTACTAGATACAATGTCAATAACTTTTTCACCTTTGAGAAACCTATAAGCTCTCATGGCTGTTTCTTTCATACCCGAAAGCTTTACAATAAGTTCACCTTGTTGAGTGTTTATATTAATATCTCTTCCGTTTATCTGGTATGTATCTTCCATAGAATCTATAGTTATGATAGCATTGAAAGCAGATGTTGCTTTACCTTGAATTTCCTGCCTAACTTTTATGTTACCTGTGTCTCCACCGTGCAGTTGTTCAATAGTTCTATCAACCATGTCCTGATTTACATCAGTAAATCCCATTATTAATTTTCTTGCTTCAGTAAAATTGTTTGCGGCGAGAGTAGTAAAAGCATTTAGTATATACTTTCTATCATCTCCTATAATGTTACCTGCAGGTGCTTGGCTAGGATAAGGATGCAGAATACTAAAAAATCCGTCTAGTAAAGATGCGTTTCTTTCTACCCCATTTATAGTTACTTTCTTACCTATCATAACTCGACTATCTAAATCTTTTATAAATGTAAGTAGTCCTTGCTCATCATCAAGGACACGAACTTTTTTACCTTCAGCATTTTCAACGAACATATCTGTGCCATCAGAATTTTTCTTTGTCTTTATCAAACTTGCAATAGTAGCTGTTATTTGATCAGCGTCGCTGGACTTCACATATTGAGGTAGTTTCTTTGTAACTATATCTTTAAACTCACTTGGGTAGTTTACTCCTATCATAGCAGTTCCACCGTCTGTAGTTTTGCCTTTTACTACAAGAATGTTTTCACCTTGATTTACAGGAGTACTTGCCATTAAATCTTTTGCCGCTTCATCACCTAACATGCCCGCTGCATTTAAAACGATCTGATCAAAGTTTTTTATCTGAGCTATTCCAGTATTCCCTACTAAACTTTTAATTTTTCTAATAGCATCTGATGGGTTTTTTGGTAAGTTTTTAAAACTGGCTACCCCATCCCCTTTGTTAAAATCGTCTAAAAAATATTCTCTAACTTCGCCTGCAATATTTGACATAGCTTGAGAATACAAACTATCATTAGAATTTATTTGATTTACTAGTGTGCTATCTTGTTGTAATGCACGATTAAAATTCATTAAATTTCCATAGCCAGCTAATCTTCTGTCCATAGTTATTTGTATATTTTTCTTGCCAAACCCATTAGCCTTATTTTCTGATGATTTTAAATTTATAACACCATAAGTATTACCATCAGTTGCTGAGTTGGATGCTTTGGCTTGGCTACTTGTGTTAAAATCCTTTGAAGTAGTTACGCCGTCTTTAGTTGTAACTATCTTTTTAATATCAACAGTATCCCCAAGTCCTTCATACACCTCTTCTTTTGTCATACCAAACTTAGCAATAGCCATACCTGTTTCAACCTTACCATCTTTTCTTACAGTTATCAGAAAATCTTCGGTTGTTGTAGCTGAAGGAGTGCTTGTTTTAACTTCTTGAAGTTTACCTTGCTTTAGTAAACCAGTTTCATCAAATGTATTAGTTTGTTGCTGTACTGCTTGTGATGGATCACTAGTCACTTTGCCATTTTTATCAAAGAAAGTAGTAAGCTCTTGATTTGCAGCTTTGCTCATATCTTGTATTTGCTCAACTACTTTTTCTTCGCCACCAATATTTTTAATCTTGTCAAACTTAACTGCTTCACTAGGATTGGTAGTAATGTCGCCGTTACTATCATAATATCTTACTGTTGTTAAAATTTCAGAAGCTTTTTGTGTTTTTACCTTATTGGTCGGAATACCTGTAGATACAACTCTCGTTCCTACTTTTTTAATTGTTCTAGTGTGGGTGGATTTTGTAGTAGTATCACTTGAGTTAATAGGAACAAATCTATTATTAGAATCTAGATACCCGTCTTCTTGTGTTTCTATTTCTTGTTTGTCAGGTTCTGTTATAAGTTCAACTTTTCCAAAAGAATTTTCAGTGTCTGATTTAGTAACTTGTCTTGTGTGGGTTGCATCCCAAGTGTCTGTATCTTTTCTAGGTACAAAAACTCCTTTTACTACTTTTCCTTGTTGTTGAAAAGTATTTTTTATATTCTGGTTAGGTTTATACCACGAATGAAAATATGGTTTATTATCTGCAGGACTTCTATATCCTATTGGAACACCTAATTTTTCAACCTTTGTGCTGTCCACTCCTGCTTTCGTTTTATTCAAAATATCAAATTGTTTTTTTGTTATAGGTGGAGAGTTTTTATCATATGGGTTTTCAAAAAGATCAAAAAACTCAGCTTCTTCTTTTGGAAATTGATTTATAGTTTTAGAATTTCCTATTGAAAAACCATATTTTGCATCCCCATCTTTTAAGTTTTCATTGTCACCTAAAGCTCTTATACCTGTAGCTCCCATGACCCAATTCGTTACTTTACTATCTGCCCTAGCTTTTGCTCTTGCTTGATCTGCTTCTCGTTTTCTTTTAGAACCTACAGATAAAGTATATAATGCTAATAAAGGTAAATTAAGTGCCATTATACAATCTCCTCTTGTTGAGGTTGCTCTTCATTTATAAAAGTTCCTTCACCTTGATCATCCATCTGTTCCATGTTTTGTATGTTTTCCTCTACAGCAAACTCTTCTTGTAATCTCGTTGCCTTGTTTAATCTCTCATTCATGTCATTAAACACTTCTGGGTTACGTTCTTTAAGAATAGAAAAGAATTTGCCATCGTCAACTTCACCCTCTTCAGAATCATCAGGTATAAACATTGTAGGAGTAAATCCGTTGTCAATCCCTAGCTTCATAAGGTACATTGCTATTGCAGGCTTAATTAACTCAGCTACGTCTGGATTAAATGCACCTTGCATAAAACCTTTAAATGATACTTGACCTACTAATTCTTCTACAGTTATACCTGCAGCCATAAGTTTCAACATATCATCTTCATTTTGCCCAGTTTTAAATTTATCTACAATAAAATCTATCGCTTGATTTGGATCACTAAATCTTGGAGCTTGCTCCCATGCCCACTTTCCGGGTTCATCTGTAAATGAATGTCCGGGAGGAGCAGATAATGCTTTTAATTTGTCTAATGCCATGCTACGATTTTACACTCCTTATGTACCCCTTATCAAGACCCCCTATTTTTGAACTACCCATAGATACAGTAGGACTAACAACGTTTATATTTGGCATCCTTGATTGCTTATAATCAAATGCAAATTGTCTTATTGCTGGGTCTCTGAACGCATTTTCTAGTATCTTTGAAGTACCTTGAGGGTAGCCACCGTAGTTGCCCTTGCTAAAATTTGTGTTTCTTGATCTAAACGTATCACCTTCAGGCACACTTATGTTAGGCATGTTTCTTCCTGAAGATGGGTCAACACCTAGTCCTTGTGCAAGTAACTGTGAAGCTCCTGATGCAACAGCTTTCTGTACAACTTTACCACTTGCATCTCTTACTTCATCAGCAGTGCCAAACGGATTGTAGGGATCAATGTATTCTTTATAGGTTGTTTCTAAAAAGCTACCAGAGTATATGTTCTCTTTAAAATAATCCCCTGCTAGGGATGCCCCCTTACTTATTGCAGAACCTACTAGCAAGTTCATCATAGAGCTACCGAATAAACTCATATTATTATACTCCTATCCGAATATATTGTCTATAGTTTTTATAATTAAAAAGTCATCAAACTTATCGTCGTACATGTCGGCTCTTTCAGATATAGCCGCCGCTTGCATGGCTGCATTATGGGCCCTGTCCAAGTTGTTTTCACTTGTACTCATCGCCCAGCCTGCCTGATCTCTGTACAATTGCCACAGATTATTCTGTGCTTGATTAGACATGTTTAATAGTGTCTGTAAGTTTGTTCTGTTTTCTTCGTTTATAGCCGCAGTTTCTGCAGTGTTAATTGTTCTTCTCCACTGTGCGTTAGATGCGTCTATTTGTTTTCTGTTGTTGGAATTAAACTGTTCTCTTTGCGACACCATTTGTGCGTTGAATTGTTCTACTGCAGTTGCTTGAGATACATTGTATTGCTCAAGAGCAGCATTTCTATTTAAAGCTGTGTTTTCTACAGAAACACCTAACTCTGCAAAGAATTGGTCAATCTCACTTTGAGTCTTGGCATTAAATTGTTTTGCGGCGTTAGCTTGAGCCGCATCAGTAAACATACCACTAACTCTTTGTTGGAAATCAATAGTGGCTTTTTGTTGCTCGTTGTTTAAGTTTTGCATATCCATAGATAAAAAACTTTTTGCATTATTCACAGCTGCCATTTGTCTGTTATTTAAGTTGGCTGTGTCCATAGTGGCTACGACTGTAGCATTTTGTATTGCCGCCTGTTGTTTATTGTTTAAATTCTGTAGCTGGATTGTTGCGTATTTATTTGCATCGGCAACTGCTATGGGAACTCCTGATTCATAGATAGCCTGTATCATTGCAGCTGAAGCCATACTTGAAGAACCTAATCCTCTTTGTGCCATTATAGCAGATACTTTACGTACAGATGGAGCAGCCCAAGCAGGTAGCTCTGTACCTGATTCTATACCTTTAAATAATTCAGCCATTTGATATGATACTGTAGCTTTTGCATCTAATTGTTCAGTGGCTGCCGTAGCTAAAGAGTCAGCAGATGCTGTACCTTGTGCCGCAGTCATAACTGCTTCTGATGATACATCTCCTGATACTGCATCCATTTTACCTACATCACCTACTGTCGATGCGTTGTAGGTAGGAGATGTTGTTTTAGTTGGTTGGTCTTGTTTAAATTTAGAAACGTCAATTTTGTCAGGTTCTTTAGCAGTAGTTTCTTTTACATCGTAAGCAAGAGGATTCATTAGCTCCTCTGATTTGACTTGTTGTTTTTCTAAAACTACTTTTTCACTAGGGGATAGTTCAGTTTTGTCAGATACTTCTGCTTCTTTAGAGATAACACCTTTACGAAGTTCGTCTCCAGTTTTATCTTTTAATTTTTCTTCAGTTTCTGCCATACTCTAATTCCTACTTCATTACTATTGCGACAACCAAAGCTACCACGCCAAGTGTACCCACCATAGACATAGCTTCTATTCGCCACATTCTTTTGTCTAAACCTTCTAGTTTATCATTGACCATCTGATACCTGATAGCACATTCTT